CATAAATGAATTATAAGCATTATTTTCAATCAAAAAATTTTGTAAAAGTGGTTTCAATTCTTTTTTAGTTTTCATAACTTTAAATTTTTGTGCTCTTTCGAGCTGTTATTGTTTATTTTTTAATTGTCTTCAAATTTACAACTTTCCTTCTTAACCTGCAAATAAATTTGCACTTTTAACATAGATTTAACACGTATTTAACATAATCTTAACATTAAGCACGTTTTTGTGCGTAAATAATAACTACCTTTGCGGTGTGTAATTATACTAATATGCTCATACACTAAGCACTCTTTTAATTTTAGTTTACGTTCATAACTTTACGTGAGTTGCCTTTTCGTTGAGAAACGATAGGCAATTTTTTTTTGTGTGTACATAAAAAAATAACGGCTACCTTCGCAGGCGGCCGCTACTCATGAATAACAAATAATCTAACTACAAAAATGATTTAGGTAATCTTATGTCTTATATCACATCTTCATCAAGCATTATTTCACCATTTTATCTTAATTATAACGTATATAACTATTATCAATAACAGAATGTTTAGTGCCGACAATCGTATTTGTTGCCATTTAGTCAACTTGTTTACCTCTTTCACGACCTCAACCGTGTAAGGTATCGAATCGACTTTAACGACGCTTACCGTGTCGATCCTGAATCGCTCTCTCCATTTTATCGACTGTAAATAAACTGTATCATTTTTCGAAAACAACATCAACGTATCACGATTATATACACTATCAACACGCAGCTTGTAACGATACTCGATCTTCGTTTCTGTAATCGGGACAAGTATCTGTTTAGGCTTACATCCTGAAATAGATAACGAAATAATTAACAAAATAGCTACATGTAATATGTATTTGTTCATAGTTGTTCGTTTTCAATTGTCTCCAAATATTCCTTTTGCTTTGCCTCCAATTCGGCAATTTCGCTTTCGAGAATATTTATTTGCTCCCTTGCATTTATTCTCGCAGCTTTAGTCTCTTCCGGCATCGGCTTATTCGGCTCATCATCTTGTCGATGGTCGGCATAATCGGTTCGGTTTAATAGCGACCTAAATTCGTGTATCTTTTGATACTTCTTATTAATTTCTTCTTTGTACATAATGTTTAAGTTTTAAGGTTCAAGTAGAAGAGCTGACACAACACGACAATTATACGAGATATACTTATTGATGCTGCCATTGAAACTACCGCTGCTGTCATTGGAAATCCAAGCACACCGGGCGGAGCCATACTCGCATGATAACCAATAACGTGAGTTTACAGTTAGTGGTGTAAGTCCGGCTTCGATAAAACCTTTTGTAATAATATCTTGTTCAACTCCTGATATTCCGTTTGTTATTTTGCTTATAATTTGTTCCATTTCCCAAACGCTCGGAAGCCACCATGCTCCAGTTAAATGTTTAGTACCTTCTCTTGCGAATGAGTTGCAATAATCTGCTGCAGGATATGCAGGAGAAACAACTCCATCATGGTTCGTATATGTTACCAATGCAAGTTTTTTAGTATTACTTCTCCCGTCTTTATCAGTTATTATTCCTTTTGAATACGATTTTTTTACCATTTTTGCTTGAAGGTAATTATCGTATGTTTTATAATACTCAAATAAAATCGGATTATCAGTCGCATTAAATCTCGATTCTCGTATTATGCCATTACTTGTTAATGTTTGATCAACAGAATCACCACCATTTGCAGAATAATATTGCTTAAACTTCAAGAAATTTGCACCTGCATAATGTTCAACTGTCCCATCATTTCTGTATAATTGCGTGGATGGAGACAATAAACCTGTATGGGCTGTCTGATAATTACCTGTTAAGATGTTTACAGTTATATTTGTATCAGAACAAGTAAATATAGTTACATTCGGTGTATAGGAGTTTTGTTCTACAACTATATAGTCAGCATAAGCCGTAACAGTCCACCCATTAGGATGTGCAGTCATTATTGCACGTATTGCATCCTGCATCTTTGTAGCTAACGTGGCAAGCGTGTCTGTGGTTGTATAATTAATAGCCGATGTTGTAGTTGAATTTATTGTTAACGTAAAATTACCATCAGAAGCGAAAGAGAATCCACTCATCTTTACCTTATATGATGCAGCCCATTGCTTAGTAACTTGCACACCAGCGTCTATAAGAGCTGAAATATCATTTCTCTCTACAACCACAGCTGTGATAATGTATATTGATGAAAGCAGAGCTCTGTTAACCGTACCGTTTTTGATAACCTTATATTTTTCTTCCTCCGTATCATATACAACCGTATCGCCCACTTCGCAATAAATTGACGGAACAATAACATTCACACCCTTACGCTTGATAATGTTTATATCCTTTACCAAACTTACCGTATTCTCATTAGCAGGTCTATTTGTATCTGCATCATAAGCAGCCAAATTTTCGTATTTGTTGATATTTTTCATAATCTTGTTATTTTAAGGTTCAAGTAGAAGAGCTGACACAAGACGACAACCATCCGAGAGATTCTTGCGGTGGCTGCCATCGAAACTACCGCGGCCGCAATTGTAAAACCAAGCAGTGTTGGAGGTATACTCGCATGATAACGAATAATATGAGCCTGCGTTTAGTGGTGTAAGCCCAGCTTCGATAAAACCCTTTGTCATTGCGTCCTGCTCCATTCCTGTTATCCCGTTTGTTGTCTTACTAATCAGTTTGTCAAATTCCCAAACTGTCGGCAACCACCATGACCCGCCTAAATGCTTAGTACCTACTCTTTCAAATAAATTACAATAGTCCGCAGCTGGATATGCAGGAGAGGCAGTCCCGTCATGGTTTGTATATGTTACAGCTGCAAGTTTTTGCGTATTACTTTGTCCATTTTTATCCGTTATTATCCCTTTTGAATACGATTTTTTTACCATTTTTGCTTGAAGGTAATTATCGTATGTTTTATAATACTCAAATAAAATCGGATTATCTGTCGCATTAAATCTCGATTCTCTTATTACGCCATTACTTGTTAGAGTTTGATTAAAGGAATCATCGCCGTTTGCAGAATAATATTGCTTAAACTTCAAGAAATTTGCACCTGCATAATATTCATCTGTCCCATCATTTCTGTATAATTTCGATGGAGACAATAAACCTGTAAGGGCTGTTTGGTAATTACCCGTTAAGATGTTCACAGTTATACTTGCATCAGAACAGGTAAATACAACCACATTCGGTGTATAGGAATTTTGTTCTACAACTATATAGTCTGTATAAGCTGTCACAGTCCACCCTAATGGATGTGTAGTCATTATTGCACGTATTGCGTCCTGCATCTTAGTTGCTAATGTGGCAAGCGTGTCAGTTGTTGCATAATTAATTGCATCCGTAGTTGTAGAATTGATTGTTAGCGTAAAACTTCCAGCCGAAGCAAATGAGAATCCGCTCATCTTTACTTTATATGGCGCAGCCCATTGTCTCGACGCTTCAACCCCTGCGTCGATTAACGCTGATGTATTTGTTCTTTCTACAACCACAGCTGTGATAATGTATCTTGATGAAAGCAGAGCTCTGTTAACCGTACCGTTTTTGATTACCTTGTATTTTTCTTCAACAGTATCATATATAACTGTATCTCCTACCTCACAGTAAATTGATGGTACAATTACATTAACCCCTTTTCGCTTAATGATATTTTTATCCTTAATCAAACTCACCGTATTTTCGTCTGTCGGCCTGTTTGTATCCGCTTCATAAGCAGCCAAATTGTCGTATTTGTTGATATTTTTCATAATTGTTTATTTTAAAATCCAATCATTAACCGAAGTATTGTTTTTTGCGCTATAAAAATCTCCGTTAGCTGTATTTATCCAAAACTGCGGCACGCCATCAGGGACAATGTTGGGTGCAACATCTGACACAATGAATAAGGGTCTGCCCTGATAATGCAGGTCTTTCAGTACATCAATGCTATCAACCTGAATTTTACTTATTATCATGTTTCTAAATGCAGCTTCCAATGCACTAACTCTTTCAGATAAAGCGTTAAGGTCTGTTGCTACTACTTCTTCTGCGTCTATTATCTTTTCTCCGTCAGTTAACGGAATCCACTTTGTTCTATCAGTCAACGGATATGTATTAGCTGTTACCTTAGACATAAAACTTCCACCATTGTATGTAACAATATTTAAAACATCATATCCTCCTGCGTATGTTGCACTCCACTCTCCAGCATCATACGGTCTTATTTTTCCTAAATTAATTGTTGTTGCCATAATTTAATTATAAATGGTTGCTATTAAATCTCCAAATTCGTTTATTGTCATCGAGACGTCTGCCATATCTCCTTTTTCTCCTTTTAGACTTGCCAAAAACTCTTCCTCTGTTCCCATATTTCCTGCATCAAGCCATACCTGATAAGCGCTGTCTCCTTCATCGCCCTTGTCTCCCTTATCGCCCTTGTCTCCCTTATCACCCTTGTCTCCCTTGTCTCCTTTATCTCCCTTATCTCCCTTATCTCCTTCGTCTCCCTTATCCCCTTTATCCCCTTTATCACCTTTATCCCCTTTATCTCCTTTATCACCTTTATCTCCTTTCTCTCCTTTAATATCAGCAAGAAAGTCTTCTACCGTTCCTGTATTTCCAGCGCTTAGCCACACTTCATATGCACTATCTCCCTTATCTCCTTTGAACCCTATTAATAAGTCTGAAGTTATAGAAAACTCGGTAATGTCATCAGCCATAGCAGTGCTCGGCACAATCTGAAAAGCATTTACATCAATCGTGCATTTCCTTTGCCAATCAGCCAATCCTGAATCGGGCAGTTCATAAGAAAATACCAAATTATACACACCAAGCATATCACAAATAGATGGTGTAAATTCTATTCGCAAGCTATTCCCTGTTATCTCAAACGGTACAGTTTTAACTTTTGTGAAAACACGAACATTCAAGGACGCATCGATAATGTTTGATAAATCCTCTGGCTGCCCACCCCTTGTGATAATCCAGACAAGTACAAAATCGTTACCAATTCTTATCTTTTTCATAATTACTGAAATAAATGTTTATATTTTTTAGGTATCTGTCTTCTTAAAACAGTCTCAATCTCTTTAACGCTAATATCCAAATCTTTGTTTAGATCGAATATTTTGTTCTGCTTAGCGACTATATCTTTCGTAATCACGTAATCAGGCTTGCCTATTGCCGCAGGATAGAACACAGCTAAATAAACATCTACCCACGTCTTCATTCGGCCTTTGTACGGCCTCAAATAAGCCAACACGTAATCTAATTGCTGCACGTTGTTCATCGAAAGAAGAACCCACGTAGTCGTACCTAATGCTTTTGCCGTAGATGGCATAAATTGTATCAGGCCTCCAGCCATACTTGTCTGATTAACAGCTTTCGGATTAAGCCTGCTCTCAAACCACATCACGAACATCAACCAATTCGGATCAATGCCGAGTTCACGTGAAATCTTTATGACCTTATTAATGAACTCTTCTTTGTTCTCTTTTACGTATTCTTCAAATGCAATCATATATTTTCTTTTTCTGAATCATCTTTATTCTTCAATTCATCGAGATTTACGTCGAAATGACGCTCCGTCTTGTCAATCATTATTTTTTGTAACAGCCTCCAAAACATACCGTCCTTCTCACTTCGGCATGAACTTTCGTTCTCCAAGATTGACCACGCTTGCTCAAAGCAAATTATTCCGGCAACAATGTATGACAACGGTACGTCCATGTATACGAAAACCCAATGCTCAACCAAATACGCCAAAATTATAAGTATCAACCG